CGCTGGCAACACCACCAGCCCGACTTGGGCTGGTGCGCTGGTGGACTACCAGAACCTCACCAGCGAATTCCTGGAGTTCCTGCGCCCTCGCACCATCGTCGGCCAGTTCGGCGTTGGCGCCATCCCAGGCCTGCGCCGCGTGCCGTTCAACGTGCGCATTCCTGGCAAGACCTCGGCCGGCACTGCCCAGTGGGTGGGTGAGGGCTACCGCAAGCCCGTGACGGCCGCCGGCTACGCTGCGGCCGAGCTGAAGTGGGCCAAGATCGCCGCGATCTCCGTGGTGACCGAAGAGCTGGAGCGCTTCAGCGACCCGGCCATCGTGCAGCTGACCCGCGACGACCTGTCGGAAGCCGTGATCGAGCGCATGGACGTGGACTTCGTGGACCCCGCGAAGGCCGCAGGCACGGGCGCTGGCGAATCGCCGGCCTCGGTAACGAACGGCGTCACGCCCATCCCGTCTTCGGGCTCCGATGCCGACGGTGTGCGCGCCGACATCGCCGCACTGTGGGCGACGGCCGATGCGACCAATCTGCCCACCGGCACGGCGGTCTACATCACCGACTCCAAGACGGCCCGCGCGCTGTCCCTGATGCGCAACCCGCTGGGCGCGCGCGAGTTCCCGGATGTGCGCGTGAACGGCTCGGGTTCGATTGACGGCGTGCCCGTCATCATCTCGAACTACGTGCCGGCCGACTCGGATGGCTCGCTGTTCATCCTGGCATTCGCTAGCGAGATCTACCTCGCCGACGACGGCCAAGTGAATATCGACATCTCGCGCGAGGCGACCATCTTCCTGGATGACGCCGCAGCCACGGCCACGCCGACCGCTGCGCAGCTGGTGTCGATGTTCCAGACGAACCAGCTGGCCATCCGTGCAGAGCGCTACGTCCGCTGGCAGAAGCGCCGCCCGCAAGCGGTTGCCTACCTGTCCGGCGTCAACTGGGGCGCATAACCAGTCCTCTGGTTCAAGGGGCTTCCGAAGGGAGGCCCCTTCTGCAAGACGACAGGAGAACCCATGTCCAAAGTCACATTCATCCACAAAGGCGGCCGAGAGCAGGTCATGGCTCAGCGGTATGCCGACATCCTGCAGAAAGTCGGACGAGGCACGTACCTGACGCGTCACATGGAGGCAGCGCAGCCCGTTGGCGCCGTGCTGAACAATCCGCATACAGGCGAGGGCCGTGATCCGCGCGATGTGGCATCGGATCCGGGGGCGGTGCTGTGCGTGGAGCCCGGCGCCCCCCTGGCAGCTGCTCCAGCACCCGACTCCGGAATCGACATCGACGCAATGGGCGCCGATCAGTTGCATGCGCTGGCTCGCGAGCGAGGCGTCAAGGTCCACCACAAAGCAGGCGCTGACAAGGTGCGTGCAGCGCTGCGCGAGGCCGCCGAGTGAAAGTGTTCGGGCTTTCGATCACGCGCGAGAAAGCCCTTGAGGCCGTGAACCATGTGCGCCGTGGATGGATGCGAATCTTGGAGCCGTTCACAGGCGCGTGGCAAAAAAATGTGGAAGAAGCTCGCGGCGACCTGCTGACCTACCCGACGCTGTACGCATGCATCATGCGCATCTCGTCGGACATCGGGAAGCTGCCATTTTCCCTGCGCGCTCGGGACAGCAACGGCGTATGGACTCAGGTCACGAACAACGCATACGATCCGGTTCTGAACAAGCCCAACGGCTTCCAGACGCCTGCTCAGTTCCGTGAATACTGGCTTCTGACGAAGCTGATCCATGGCAATGCGTACATCCTCAAGCGGCGAGACAACCGCGGCAGCGAAGGCGCGGGCAATGTCAGGGAGTTGTACGTCCTCGATCCTGAGCGGGTGCTGCCCATGGTGTCCGACTCCGGCGCGGTCTTTTACCAACTGCAGACCGACAAGATCAACACGCTGCCGCCCGACTACCCCGCAGACAATCTGATCGTTCCGGCCAGCGAGATCATCCACGACCGCTGCATGACGATCCACCACCCGCTGATCGGTGTGCCGCCCCTGGCCGCCGCTCACTGGCCCGCGCTTAAGAACATGAAGATCATGCGCTCGGCGACGGAGTTCTTTGCGAACAACGCCCAGCCTGGCGGCCTGCTGACGGCCCCGGCCGGCATGAACGAGGAAGATGCCAAGGCGGTGCAGGAGTACTGGAACAAGGAGTTCTCTGAAGGCAAGTCCGGCAAGGTGGCCATCATCGGCGCGGACATGAAGTTCACGCCCTTCGCCATGAAGAGCATCGATGCTCAGATGGTGGAGCAGATGCGCTACGGGGACGAGCAGATTTGCCAGCCCTTCGGCATCCCGCCGTTCAAGGTGGGCATCGGCACGATTCCGGCCGGGCTGGGCGTTGACGGCATCAACCTGATGTACGCGAACGATGCCCTGCAGACACACATCCAACACATGGAAGACCTGCTGGACGATGGCTTGGCCATCAAGCGCCCGCTGGGTGTGGAGCTGGACACGGAACCTCTGCTTCGGATGGACGAGTCGAAGAAGGCCGAGATCGCCACAAAGCTGGTCGGCGGGATGATCGACACGCCCGACGAGGGGCGCCGCCGATTCAATCGGCCGCCCACGGCTGGCGGTGACACGCTTTGGGGACAGAACCAAGACTACCCACTAGGGATGCTCGCAAATCGGGCCGAATGGGACCCAGCGATGCGCAGATCAAGTGAGTCGCATCAGCTGGACAAGATAGATCCGGAAGTGCAGTCCGGGAACATCCAGCAAGAGGCGCTGAACGGCGCGCAGGTCACGGCATTGCAAGGGATCATCTTTGCAGTCGCGGCAGGAAACTTGGACCCGGCAACCGCTGCCGCCCTCATTCGTGTTGCGTTCCCACTTGTCACGGAAGATCAGATCACTGACATGCTGGAGAACGCGGAAGACCTGACGCCTCAAGACGCGGATAAGAGTGCTGCCGAAATGCGCACCTTCGTGGCGACACAGAAAGCCATCGCCGCAATGAAGAAAGCACTGGAGCCAGCCCATGTCGTTTGACCCTGAAATGTTCGGCCAAGCCATGGGCGAGGCTATCCGTAAGGCGGTTGAGCCGCTGAACGCCAAGATCGCGACGCTTGAGAAAGACCTTGTGGACATGGCCGCGCAACTCCAGAGTGAGGTAAGCGCGTGGGTCGAAGCCCAGCCGGAGAAGGGCGATCCTGGGCGCGACGGCAAGGACTGCGACATGGCCGCGGTCAAAGCCATGATCGACGAAGCTGTGAAGGCGCTCCCCGCTCCCGCAGCAGGCAAGGATGGTGCCAACGGCAAGGACGGCGCGAGCGTCACCGTGGGCGATCTGCAGCCAATGATGGATGAAGCCGTCAAGCAACTACGCAAGGATGCAAACGAAGCCATTTCCGAGCCGCTGCGCTTGGCCGAGGCCGCGCGCGACTCCATCTGCAAGGCGCTGGGCGATCTGCGGCAGCCGAAAGACGGCAAGAGCGTCACGCTGGAGGATGTGCGGCCCATGCTCGCCGATGCGGTGAAGGGCATGCAGGACGAGGCGGCGCAGAAGTTGGATGCCGCAATCAAGGCCCTGCCTGTGCCGAAGGACGGCCGCGACGGCGCGGACGGCAAGGATGGGCAAGCGGGCGAGAAAGGCGCGGACGGCGCCGGCATCGCTGACCTCCTGACCGACCGTGACGGCGCCCTGGTGGCGACCTTCACCGATGGCCGCATGAAGAACCTCGGCGTGATCGTCGGAAAGGACGGGCGCGATGGTGTGGATGGAAAGGATGGCGCTGATGGCCTGGGCCTTGATGCCTTTGAGCTGGAGTATCTGAGCGACACGCATGAAATCTGCGTGAAGGCTACCTGTGCCGGCCGCGTCAAGGAGTTGCGCTACCCCGCGGGTGGCATTCATGGCAAGGGCTACTGGCGCGAAGGCGTTAAGGCGGCGGCCAACGAGGCATGGACGCACGACGGCTGCATGTGGATCGCAACCAAAGCGACCGCCGCCAAGCCCGAGGTCTCGTCGCCCGACTGGTTCCTAGCCGCGCGTAAGGGCCGCGACGGCGAGCGGGGGGCCAAGGGCCAGGATGCCGTGCCGCCCGCACCCATCAAGCTCAAGGACTGAGCATGCTGGTAACGCTTCAAGAGGTTAAGGATCATTGCGCCGTAGACACGGATGCGCTTGATGCCCGGCTTTCAAGAATCGCCGAGGATGCAAGTGACGCCGTTCTGGGCTGGCTTGGGAAGCCTTGGCGAGCATACGTGCCGTCAGGTGCGCTAGACAGCAATGGTGATCCGGTGCCTGCGGTGGATAGCAATGGCGATTGGCTCGTTAAGCCGAGGGTGCGCAGGGCCGTGCTTCTGGAGTGTGCTTCTCAGTTTCGATTCCCGGATGGAGAAGGCGCGGCTGCGGTGCCTTCTCATTGGGGTCACGGGCATGCCTTGTGCGCTGGGGCGACTGCTCAACTGGTCACGCTGCGCAAATCGTTGGCGATCTGATATGCCAATCAATGCTGGCCTCCTGATCCACCGCGTCAGCATCGAGAAGTACGACTACCTGCGCGACTCGCAGGGAGAAGTGATTCAGGACCAGCAGACCGGCGAGGTGTCGCAGCAGTGGGTCGAGGTCGCCGAGGTGTGGGCCTCAATTGAGGACTACAGCGTTAGGGAATTCATTCAGTCCGCTGCAACTCAGTCTCAGACAAGCACGCGCATTGTGATCCGGGCCGATGGGCTTGTAGTTGATGCGAGCATGCGCGTTGTGCATTTGACGAAGGATCGACCACCTGTCTACTACAACATTCATGGGGTGCAGGCTGATCGACAAAGTGGACGCGAATATCTGACCCTTCCATGCAGCCGTGGGGTGGGCGAAGGCCAGTGACGACCTGGGCAGTTCTCGCCACCGGCCCGAGCATGTCTCAGGCGGTGGCCGATGCGGTTCGTGGGCGCTGCAAGGTGGCGGCGGTGAGCGACAGCATCCGCCTGGCGCCTTGGGCTGATGTGTTGGTGAGCGCTGACCGTGCCTGGTGGGACTTTCACGGCGAGACTCTGGACTTCGCAGGCCCGCGCTATGGCGTGATGCCCGACTTCCACCAGATCAAAGGCGTGGAGCGGTTCAAGGCGCCGAGCGGGACGAACAGCGGGTTGCTGGCTGCGATGGTGGCGGTCAGCCTGGGCGCAACGAAGGTGCTGCTGTGCGGAGTCGATCTTCACTCGCCGGGCGACCACTTCTTCGGCCGTCATCCTGCGGAACTGAAGTCCACGCCGGCCAAGAGGCTGGAAGTGTTCAAGGAGCAGTTCGCGCGGTATCGACCGAAGGGCGTTGAGATCGTGAACTGCTCGCCTAACTCCGCACTTCGGTGCTATCGAATGGGTGTGCTGGAGGAAGAGCTTGCGCGCTGATCTGGGGCATATGCCACGTCCGACCTGGGATGGCGTGCTGTACCTGCTGGCCGAGACACTGGACCGGGTGCAGGCGAGCGTGGACCGGTATGCGGCGGGATACGGGGTCGAGACACGGAACATATTCGATGCAGAGATCACCTACAAGGTGCTGACGCACGAGGAAGTCGGGAAGGCGATGAAACTCTCTGCCCGTATCCATCCGAAGGTGGAGCGGCAGATCGTGAAGGGCCAGAACATCGTCAGGAGCGAGCCTCGGATCGAGGATCTGCCGCTGGTGTTCGTGCGCTTCGACCGGAAACATTGGGGCATGCTGGACGGACGCCACCGTGCCGACAAGTGGCGCCATCGTCCGGGACTGTATGGAGCGGTGGTGCTGGATGTCTGATACGTGGGTGGTGATGGCTTCCGGGCCAAGCATGTGCAAAGAGGACGCCGACTACGTGCGCGGCAAGGCGAAGGTGATCGTTGTCAACACGACCTTCCGCCTCGCGCGATGGGCCGACCTGGTCTACAGCAACGATCACGACTGGTACGAGGCGCACCTGGACGAGCTGAGGGAATCCACGGAATCGACGTTCTGGTGCGGGCATCCGACCTGGCGTCATCTGTACGTGCGCTCGCTGCCATTCGACAAGACGGCTCCCGGCCTGGTCCGAGAGGGCGGCATCGCCTGGGGAATGAACAGCGGTGGTGCAGCTCTGAATCTGGCGCTGTACCTCGGCGCGAAGAAGATCGTGATGCTGGGATATGACCAGGGATGGGACGGCGACAAGCCGAGATGGCACGGACGACACCCCGGGGCTCTGCAGAACCAGAAGCCCGGATTCCATCGCTGGGCGAAGTGGTACGAGCAGGCAGCGAAGGATTTCCGGGAGATGGGCGTTCAGGTGTGGAACTGCTCGCGCCAGACGACGCTGACGTGCTTCGACCGGGCCGAACTGCGAGACGTCCTGTGATCCAGCTGCTGACAGCGACGGGAGCCCGGCCGGAAGCATGGGAGCTTTGCATCAAGTGGATGCAGCGGCAGACGTACCGGGGCGCGGTGAAGTGGGTGATCGTGGACGATGGGCCGGTGGCTCAGAGGATTCCTCGCCTCCCACGCTGGCAGATCGAAGTCGTCCGCGTGGAGCCGCATTGGCAGCCCGGCCAGAACACTCAGGCTCGCAATATGCGGGCGGGACTGGAGCGGATCAGTGATGAGCTACCGCTGCTCGTCATTGAGGACGACGAGCACTACGCACCCGGCTATCTGAAGCGGATGGCTGAGGTGCTGAAGGCGCACGAGATGGCAGGGCAGGGCCTGTGCCGGAAGTACAACCTAAAGACCCGCCGCGCGATGGAGATGATCCATCCGACACAGGCCAGCCTGTGTGCCACGGGCATGCGTGGGAATGCGACAAAGAAGCTGCGGACCCTATGCCAATCCGCCCCCAAGCTGATCGACGTGCATCTGTGGAAGGTGTTCAAGGGGCATCTGTTTGAAGGTGCCTATGTCACCGGCCTCAAGTGCATGCCCGGTCGCGGCGGAATTGACAGCGGGCACCACCCCAACTTCGGGAACATCAGCGACGAGGATGGATCGCTGCTTCGCAAATGGATTGGCGACGATGCCAAGGAGTACGGACCTTTTATGACCAACACACGAGACGGCGAGATTCAGGCATACGTCGATGCCTACCAGTCCCCTTCGTACAAGATGGGCGGGCGGCGGATGCAGTTTGCTGACGAGCTTCTGGCCGGATTCGGCAAGGGCGAGACTCTGCTGGACATCGGCACTGGTCGCGGCGAGACGCTGCGGATGGCCGACGCCAAGGGCCTTGTATCGACGGGAACGGAAGTTGTGCCGTATCTGCTCAATGAGCGTGTGCAGTTCGCCCAGGCTCATGCCATGCCGTTTGAGGATGGAAGTTTCGACAACGTGACCTGCTTGGACGTGCTGGAGCACCTGATCGAGGAAGACATCCGCCCGGCGCTGCGGGAGATGCTTCGCGTGGCGCGCAAGACCTGCACCGTCACGGTGAGCGAGTTGCCGAGCATCTATAACGGCAGGGAACTGCACATCAGTCGCCGTCCGAAAGAAGTCTGGCTCGCACTGATCCGCGAGTGCTGGGGACCGGCTGCGCGGCAGTGCGGGTGGGCCGGGAAGTCGCCGGCGTACCAAGTGGTGAAGTGATGGCGACTCAAGTTCGCATGACTGGTGTTGACGAACTGGTCGCGAGGCTGGAGTCTGTCAAGTATGACGTCAAGTACAAGGGCGGCCGATTCGCTCTGCGCAAAGCGGCCCAAGTAGTGAGGGACGCAGCCAAGAGTAATGCTCAGGGCATTGATGATCCCGAGACGGCTTCGGCGATCTACAAGAACATTACTGAACGCTGGGGGTCGAAGACCTTCAAGAGGACCGGCGACTTGTCATTTCGGGTCGGCGTCCTCGGTGGCGCAAGGATCACCAAGAAGGCGCCAAAGGGATCGCAGCCTGTAGGGCCTGGTGGCGATACCCGGTACTGGGCCTACGTGGAGTTCGGTACGGAACGGTCAAGGGCGCAGCCATTCATGCAGCGCGCGTTGCAGCAGAACGCCCAGGCGGCTACTGATATGTTCATCCGTCAGTACAGCATTGCAATTGACCGTGCGTTGAAGAAAGCCGCAAAGGTCCGCTGATGTATCCGCCCATCTTCCCCGCAGTGAATGTTCCGGCCGTGCAGGCGCTGCTGAGAGCAGGCAACGGTCCGCTGCGCTTTTATGCGTGGGGCCTTGCACCTCAGGATGTGCAGATGCCCTATGCGGTGTGGCGGCAGGTGTTCGGGGTGCCCGAGAACTATTTGGGGCAGCGGCCGGACATTGACAGTTTCACGACGCAGATAGATGTCTATGCCAGTCCCACCCAGGGCGCATCAGTGGCGCGAACCGTTGCTGATGCGATCAGCCATGCTATTGAGGGGGCCGCATACGTGACGTCATGGATTGGCGACTCTCGCGATCCGGAAACCCAAAACTACGTCGTGACCTTCCAGGCCGATTGGCTGGTCCCTAGAATATGAACGCCGCAACTCGCGAACTTCACGAAACGCTCATCCGCTTGCTCAAGGGCTGTCTTTCAGCCTGGGAGCGGTGGCTGGCGAAACAGTAATTCCGTTCCCACTGCCTCGCTGGCAGGCCGCGCACCCGCAACGCCTCCATCCGCTTCGCAGAAATCCCGCCGCCCACCGAGGCGGCTTTTTTCTGTCGAAAGGAGCCCAGCGTGGCCGTCAAAACTCAGTTCACCGATCTCTACTTTCTTGATCCTGACACCGGTGAGGTTGTCGAGGTCGGGTGCGTCACGTCCATTACCGGGCTGACCGCCACTCGTGACCAGATCGAGACCACTTGCCTCAATTCCGAAGGACGCACCTACGAGGCTGGCATGCCGACCCCCGGCGTGGCCACCTTCACCGTCAATTTTGCGCCTGATGACGCTTCGCATGTTCGTCTGCACGAACTGTACCGCGAGGGCACGAAGGTGGATTGGGCGCTCGGGTGGGGTGACTACGACCCGCCGCGTGGCCCTGGTCTTGGCCCAGTTCCTACAGCGGATTCGAGCGGTCTCGTCGCTCCGGCAACCCGGACCTGGATCGTGTTCAACGGGTATGTCTCCGATCTGCCGTTCGATTTCGCCCTCAACGCCGTGGTCACGTCCAACGTGTCCGTCCAGGTGTCTGATTTCCCAGTTCTCATTCCGAAGGCCTAAACCATGAATCTCGAAGACCTCATCGCCAATGGCGGTCTCGTCCCTGAAACTCCTGTCAAGCGATCCGCCATTTGGAACAAGAAGAACGAGGCCGGTGAGGACGTCGAGCTGCAGTTCGACGTCTTCGTCAAGAAGCATTCATTCGGAACGATCGAAAAGATCTGGAACGACGATGGGGATCGCAGCAAGTCCGCGGCCTACATCTCGCAATCGATCCGATTGGGGGAGAACGGAAAACAGCAGCTTTCCTATGAGCAGGCGTTCCAGCTCGATCCCGGGCTCGCGACCGTTCTGATCGGCGTCATCAACGAGGTCAACGGTACGGGTGGTGGCGATCCAAAAAACTGACTCCCGCTGACGAGCTGTGGATAGAAATAGCCATGGTCGTCGGCGGGACGGTCAGCGAACTCAAGAGACGGATGACCTATGACGAGTTTCTCTCATGGGACGCCTATCGCAGAAAGCGTGGAACGTTCAATGGGGGAATGCGCATGGAATATCTGATGGCAAGGTTGTCCTTCCAAGTTCATAAGGCGATGGGCGGAAAAGCCGAGTTTGAAGACTTTCTGCGCTACTACGAAGATGACGTCGTGGGAGATGTGGGCGAGTTGGCCAAGCTCATGGGTGTGAGGGAGGTGAAACATCATGGCTAGCCGTTCATTGGGCACCCTCACGCTCGATCTCGTTGCCCGCATTGGGGGTTTCGAGCAGGGGCTTGACAAAGCTGAGCGTGAGGCGAAGAAGCGTGCGGCTGCTATTGAGAAGGCATTCGAGGGCGCGTTCACTGCGGTCACTGCCGGGTTTGCGCTCCTGGCCTCGGCGGGAGCTGCGGCGCTCACGGCGATGAACCGTCAGGCGGAATCGATTGCGAACTTCCAGACGCTGGCCGACAAGGTCGGTGACACGGCTGAACAAGTGGCGACGCTGCAGAAAGCGACAGTGCTGTCAGGCGTGGCGATGGATTCTGTCGCTGAAGCCTCTATCAAACTGACCACCTCTTTGGCGAAGACCGACGATGAATCGAAAGCAGTAGGCGTCGCCCTGAAGGACATCGGACTGTCCTTCAACGAGTTCAAGCGCCTATCGCCAGTCGAGCAGATCGAATCCGTTGCCAAGGCATTTGATCGGTTTGAAGACGGTGCTGGAAAGACAGCCGTGGCTGTGTCGCTCTTCGGAAAGTCGGGGGCGGCGTTAATTCCCTTTCTAAAGGATCTGGCTGCAGAGGGAGAGCGGCAAGTCGGACTGACGGGGGGCCAGATCAAGGCCGCCAAGGAATACACGGATGCGCAGGCGCGCCTGAGGGCCGAGTTTCAAGCCTTCACACAGCAACAAACAGCCCAGTACATCCCGACGATGAATCAGGTATTGGGAATCCTCTCGGACATTGCCAAGAACGAGGCCATTGTGGAGGTGACCACGGCTGCCGTAAGCATCGCCGTCAAAGCTGCTGTCGTTGTCCTCCAGACATTGCTCGTCGTTGGCTCTGAAATCGTATTCGTCTTTAAGATGGTGGGGCAAGAGATCGGGGGCGTGGCCGCTCAGTTAGGCGCCTTGGCTCGTCTCGACGTGAAAGGGTTCACTGCCATAAGCGACATGATGAAGGAGGACGCAGCTCTGGCGCGCCGGGAACTTGATGCTTTCCAGGCGCGAGTGATGCGCATCGGCCGATCCGACTATATGGACGATGAGACGCGCCGGCTGATGGCTCGCTCAGCAGCCAATCGTCCCGGTAGACCCGTCCTGAACGCCACCGCGCCGCCATCTGCAGGAGGTGCAAAGGACGATCCCACTAAGCGTTTGTTGGACAACGAACTCAGGGTTCTTGAGCGTTATATTTCCGACCAGCAAGATCTTCTGCGCGAACGGAACAAGTTCCTCGATCTGTACAACCAGCAGGGTCTGCTGTCTATCAGCGACTATTTCACCCAGCAGCAGAATGTCCTTGATGAGGCGACGCAGAACCAGATCAAGGCCTACGACGCGCAGATCAAGGCGTTGAGGGCCTATCAAGCGAGTGCCGCGAAGGCGACGGACCGGGCGGAGGCTGAAGGCCGGATCAATGATCTTCTGGATAAGCAGGAAAAGCTCCAACGTGATGCTGGATCGGCGGCCATTGAGGCTGGCATCAAGCGTGATCTCGCAGACCGTGCGTATCAGAACACCTTGAAAGAACTGAACGCTCAACTTCTGGAACTGCAAGGGAATCTGGGGGCTGCAGCGGCCATTCGCTTTGACCTACAGAACGAGGGCCTCAGAAGGACGCTTGAGGTGATGGGCAACATCGCCGGACAGGAACAACTGTCCCGTATCAGGCAGTTGACTGTCGCTCAGGCAGACCTAAACAAACTCCAATCTGACTACGCGCTCGCACAGGGATTTCTATCGGTGCAGGAGGATCGGATTGCGCTTGATCGCCAGATGGGGACCAAAGGAGAGATCGAAGGTCTGCTAGCTCTTGGCAAGGCCCGTAGGGATACCTATGAGCAATTGAAAGGCATTGCTGAGCAGTACCGAGTCATAGCCATCTTGAACCAAGACCCGAACATGCTTCTGGCAGCCGAGCGCATGAACCTCGCCGTCAAGCAACTCGGCGCATCGCTCGACCCTCTCGCGGACAAGATCAACACCCTGTTCGCTGACTCGTTCGCGGACGCCTTCGGAAGCATTCTGGACGGCACGAAATCGGCCAAGGAAGCGTTCCGAGACCTGGCTAACAGCATCCTGAAAGAACTTGCCCGACTGGCGGTGCAGGACACGTTCAAGCGCCTGTTCAGCAGTTCAGGCCTGAGCGGGAGCGGGTCGGGTGGGTTCGACCTGGGCGGTTTGATCTCGGGCCTGTTCGGAGGCGCGCGGGCAAACGGCGGACCAGTCCTGCCCAACACCCTCTATCGGGTGAACGAGCGCGGACCAGAGATGTTCGAGGCGGCCAACGGGGCTCAGTTCCTGATGACCGGGACGCAGGGAGGCAATGTCATACCCAACGGCAGCATGGGCGGGGGGGTGAACAACTTCTACGTGACCGTCCCTCAGCAGACGAGCCGGGCGACAGGGGCGCAGATTGCGGCAGAGGCTGCGCGCAAACTTGAGCAGGGTCGGAGAAATCTCTGATGTTCATCAACGTCCCGTTCCCCGAGTGCCTGGCCTTCGGTGCGATATCGACTCCTGAATGGAAGACGACCCTGGCAGAGAACCAAGGCGGGTGGACTCACGCGAATCAGGTGTGGTCGCAGTGCAAGCATAGCTACGACGTGTCTACGGCGGTCCGTCTCCTGTCGGACTATCAGATGGTCGTAGAGCACTTTAACGAAGTTCGGGGCAGGGCGAACACGTTCCCCTTTCAGGACCCGATGGACAGCGCGGTCGGACCTGAGCGGGGGGTGGCACTGTACGTCTCGCCGGGCGTCTTCCAGTTGGGTAAGAGGTACGGAGCCGTCAATCCTTACTACCGGAAGATCACTCGACCCGTTGGGCCGGTGCCGCTTCGTAACGGTGGGGCCATGACGCCGGGCTCGGGTGCAGGTCAGTATCAGATCGACACATCGACCGGGCTCATGGTCATCGGAGCCGATCAGACCAGAACAATTTCGTCCCACTCGGTCGGCTCAACACATCAGTTCACGCTCTCGTCTGCACTGTCGCCCAACGTCAGCATCGGTGGATACGTGTTTGTCAGTGGCGTGGCTGGAACTGCAGCCTCGCGGCTCAACGGCATTCCTTTGCAGGTCACGGCAGTATCCGGAGCAGTCCTATCGGTGAGCGTCGCCACCACGGGCCTGACGGCTTCGGGCGGCACGCTTGCTGTGCGGGTTGCTCCTGCCGAGCTTTCATGGTCTGGCGGGTTCCGTGTCCCCGTCCGCTATGGCGTGGACCGACTGCCGGGGCAGATCCTGAATCGCGGTCAAGACTATCTGGTGCAGGCGACCTCCATCATTCTCACCGAGGACCGCGAGTGAAATCCCAGTCCGTTGCGATGGCTGCCGCTCGCGCAGCCGGCACGACCACGTTTGGGTGGTGCCTGCGGCTGGAAACCAAGGGCGGGGTTGTGTTCTGTCGCACTTCGACCGACACCCCTCTGACGATCAACGACGAGGTGTATTCCCCTGTCGATGGCATCACGCCTTCGGCCATTTCGCAGACGGCGGATGGCGCGGTGCAGAACAGCGACGTGGCCGGATTCCTGACCGACTTCGGCATCAGTGAGGCGGAGATCGAGGCTGGGATATGGGACAAGGCACAAGCCACCCTATTTGAAGTGAACTGGTCCGATCTCTCGCAGGGACGCATGACCTTGCAGACCGGTACGCTGGGCAATCTGTCCACTGGAAGGATCACCTACACGGGCGAGATTCGAGGCTTGGCGCAAGCCCTCCAGCAGACCATCGGGCGCGTCTACGGACCTCACTGCCAAGCCACGCTCGGGGATTCCGAATGCAAGGTGGACGTCGAGTCCATGCGTCACTTCGGGACATTTACGGAGGTGGTGAACCGGCGCGACATGACCGACTCGGCCAACACGGAGCCCAACGACTGGTTCGGGGCTGGTGTTATGCGGATCGAGTCAGGCCCTATGACCGGAACCGAGATGGAGGTCTACAGCTTCCAGTCGGGCCGATTCGTCCTGGCCCTCCCTTTCCCCTTCAATCCTGAAGTTGGCATGAGCTATTCCGCCATTCCCGGATGCAGGAAGCGTCACGAGAGGGGGGCGCGCAATCCCTCTGGCGTCTCGGATTGCGTGGACAAGTTCAACAACATCCTGAACTTCCGCGGATTCCCGCCGAGCCAGTTCCCCGGCAACAACCGCATCCTCGGACTGGGGAGCAACAGCAAATGACCCAACGCGAAGAGATCGTTTCCTCGGCCCGGAAGTACATCGGCGCACGGTGGTCGCACCAGGCGCGCGGTGACGACAAGATGGACTGTGCTGGTCTTGTCATCAAGGTAGCCAACGAACTGGGCTACATCGACTGGGACATCACAGACTACGAGCGTCAGGCGACCGACGAGCGGATGTTGAGGCTGTGCCGAGAGCACCTCATCGAGATTCGTCGGGACCAATTGCAGCCGGGCGATCTGGTCGTCCTCGCTTATGGGTCGAACAGGCACATCGGGATCATCGGCGACTACCCCTATGGGGGCTTGTCCCTGATCCATGCCCAAGCCATGCATCCCCGGATGGTGGGCGAAAACCGTCTAGATGACGACTGGCTCAAGATGGTCGGCGCAAGGATCGTGGGCTGCTTTCAGTTCCCTGAGAAGCTATGAGCGGATCGACGGGAATCGGCCAGGTCATTGGCGGTGTCATCGGCTTCTTCACTGGTGGCATCGGCTATATCGGGCTGGGTGTTGCTCTTGGGGGGCTCGCTGGGTCGCTGCTTGAGCCCACCCGAAAGACCGAATCGGGCCGGATCGATGACCTCAAGGTTTCCGTCAGCCAGTATGGGGCTGGGATTCCGGAGACGTGGGGAACCAGCATGCCGCCCGCCACGTGGATCTGGGCGACGGACATCATCGAATTGGGCCAGACGCAGAGCGCAGGGAAAGGTGGGGGTGCCGAGCACACCACCTATCGGCAGTACATCCACGGCTACATCTCACTCGGAAAGTCACCCCCGCCGGGAACGACGGCGTCCATTCGCAAGGTGCTGGTTGATGGAAAACTGGTCTATGACGCATCCAGTGGGCTGAGCGTCGGACAAGCCCTTGCGACGGAAGAGAACCCGTTCACGACACTCCAGTTCTACGACGGCAACGAGAGCCAGCTTCCTCACGGAATCATGGAGTTCTACGAGGGCATCGGCAATGTTCCTGCCTATCGCGGAATCATGGGTGTCTTCCTCATCGCGCTGGAATGTCCGGGTGGACGGATACCCCAACTCGCGTTTGAAGTGTGCATGGACGCTGAGGAAAGCGTCGAAATCAAAGAGGGCTCATGGTTCACGCCGCAAGCGTCCGGCACGTTCATCCACAAAATCAGCCGTATCTCCAACGACCCGGTAACTCTCTTCACGGAGCGCCCCGTCACGGGAGGCGCATACCCGCGCCGAAGGGTTGATGTTTATGCGCTTGACTTCGGCTTTCTGACGCCGGTGAATAGCTTCGTCATGGATTGGTCGTTCCAGCATGTGTCAGGCCCGGGAATTGCCGACATTGACGCGATCCTCGTACGGGGCGTAGATGCACAGACAGGAGTTGATAGTGGAAAAAATATCCTTTACATGAAGAGTGGAGGATTCATTACCTACTACCCTGATTTCTATGTTGCGGGCGCCCAGATGCTATGGAGCAAGCATGGCGACAGATTGGTGATGTCCAACCCACTATCAGGATCCCCGGGGATCCGAAGAGCGGCGCTGTTTCACTTTGAGCGCCCGTTTCCAATTGCAAGCATGGAATCCGATGAGGTGATTCGACAAATAATTGTCAGTCCAACAGTCGTCTGGTTCTGGATGGGCGCCACCCTTCACGCGAGGAATCGAGACGATCTCACGCTTATCGCACAGGCCAGCGTGCCAGCCGCCTGGCTGTCCGGCGTCCACTTCGTAGCGCTTGAGGATGGCTCTTTGAGAGCGCTCGCCAACCTGAATTTCGTCAACTCGTATCTCTATACGTGTCGGGTTGACGGTGTTTCCGTTTCCATTCATCTGGACGCGACACTTCCTTTCCTCTCCGGTTTCACGACTACGCCAAGTGCAACGCTATCGTCTGGTCGGCGAGTAATTACTGATACTCTGTGGAACTCAGTAGTTGACGTAAGGCGGGTCGCAATCATCCTTGGAGGCCTCTCCCCCGGGATGGCCAGTATTAGAGAGATTATTGAGAATCAGACATCCAGATCTGGTCTGGATCCACTTCAGGTGGACGTATCGACCATTGATGACGAAATCTGGGGGTATACCTTCAACAAGACTCCTGCGAGTCCGCGGTCAAATATCGCACCGCTGCTGACATATTCGGGTCTCGGCATGGTTGAAGAAGATGGACTGATTCGGTTCTTCCATCGTGGCGACAAGACCAGTTCGGGATTGATCGAATATGACGATTTAGGCGCCTTCGAAGATGGGCAGGACCCCGGCGACCCATTCCCCCTGACTAGGACGCAGGAAGACGAGTGTCCTCGTTCGGTGACTGTGAGCTACGTCAATCCGACCTTCGACTACCAGACGAGCACGGAGACAGCACGCAGGATCGTTGCCGACTCAGAACTTGACGAGCAGGTGACACTTGATCTGGCGATGACGCCGGACCGGGCGGCCACGATTGCTCACCGCATTCTTTATGAGCGCTGGATCGGCCGGCAAACGCGGGCATTCAAGGTTTCGCGCAAATACGCAAACATGAGTGCCGGAGATGTGAGGACCATTGAGTATCCAAGAGGTACGACCAGCGCGTGGATGCTGTCCAAGGTCACAGATACGGGTGCTCTGATCGAGTGCGAGTGCTTTCCGGCTGACGCGGAGTTGACAACCCAGACCATTCCGGGCTCGAACGGATACACCGGCCAGCAGATGGCCCCGCTTGCTCCACCGGCCGTTCTCACGGTCGTTGATTCCGCCATCCTCCGCGACGCAGACAACAACGCCGGTGTGTATGCAGCGATGGCGGGAATGGGGCCGGGTTGGCCGGGGGGCGAGTTGTTTGCAGGGGATGATGAGAACGATCTCCAGTCTCGTGGGTCCGTCTTGAGTGAGGCCGTTCAGGGGATGTGTACATCGACCTTGGCGAATTACACGCTCGGGAATGTAGACGAGCACAACATCCTCAACGTGGATATTGGGCATGGTGAGCTTTCCACAGTTAGCAGGGATGCAATCCTTAACGGCTCGCAGAATGTTGCAGCCATTGGCGCCCACGGTCGTTGGGAAATCATCCAATTTCAGAGAGCCAGCGAAACTGCACCGGGAAGATTCTCACTGTCCGGGCTGTTGAGGGGACTTCAAGGCACGGAGTGGGCTGCATCACAACACATTGGGGGAGATAGGTTTGTCCTCTTGTCTGGAGGCGGGGTGCTTCGTCCTGTGTTTGATGTAGGCAGCATTGGGCTGAACAAGATCTATCGCCCCGTGACCAATACCAGACGTTTCGATTCTGCGCAGAGCCAGTCACAGACATTCTTGGGAGAGGGACTCAGGCCGTTGAGCCCGACAACGCTCCGAAAGTCCTTCAGTACCAATGACATTACTCTGGGATGGCGTCGCAGAACTCGCCTATCCGATCAATGGTGGATGGGGAATGTGCCTCTCGGCGAGGAAGCTGAGGAGTATCAAGTTGACATCTTCGCGAGCAATGCGTTTACCACCGTTGTTCGCACACTCTCCAGTCTCACGAGAACGGTCACCTACACCTCTGCGCAGCAGATTGCGGACTTCGGCAGCAACCAAACGACCGTACATGTTCGCGTCTATCAAATTAGCGGGACCGTAGGGCGAGGGCATCCGCTGGAACAGAGCATCTAGCGCCACAACACACATAGCCAACTTTAAGAGATCTTTCTTTTGGGGAACACATGACCGCACTCACCACCATATCCGCTGGCACCGGTGCAATTCCAGACATCAACGACAACTTCATTGCGACCAGTCCGGCAGGGATGTACGGTCGCCGCGCTTCCGCCACGTCCGGTTTGACCTGGGGGTATTACGGCGGCATCGCATTCGGAAACACGATTGCGAATGGCACAGTTGCCCTGACTGGAAGCACAACAAACTATGTGGTCGCCTCTCGAAGTACCGGCGCAGTGAGTTCGGCGACCACCACCACCAATTGGAACAACCAGACGGACTACTGTCGTCTCTATCAGATCGTCACTGGTTCAGCCTCTGTGTCCAGCTACACGGATTACCGTGACTTCTTGGGTGGTGGCTCCTCTGGTGGGGGCGGGACAGATCGCTCCACCGTCACCGCACTTTCTATCTCGACGGGGGTCGTCAACATCGATTGTTCCCTCGGTGACTATTTCACGCTGGCCCTGACGGCCAACGTCACGAGCATCACATTTTCAAATCTTCCTGGGTCCGGCAAAGGCGCGAGCCTCATGTTCCGGATCACGCAAGACAGCACCGCACGCACTGTGACATGGCCTGCCTCTTTCCGCTGGGAAGGCGGCGCCCCTTCTGTTTCGACAGGATCAGGGGAAGTTGATCTGCTTGCCATTACCACGTTCGACAACGGTACGACGTGGGATGCAACTCTGAGTAAGGGGCGGGCATGAG